TGTTTATAGTTATTTTAGATGGAAAAGTACCATACACATTTGTTATGTTGTCTGAATCGTCTAGTAAAGCCCACATTATTTTTCTCCTTTATTAGAAAGATGTTGCATATTGAAATGGGTTATCTGCCCATGCTCCATAAATAAAAGTGTTAGTATTATTTATAGTAATATTTGATGTTCTAATTTTAAATCCATTAGATAAAAAATCTATAGAATAGCCAGAATAAGTGCTTTCAGTACCACTATCATCCCAACTTAAAGCCACATCCATAACATTAAAAGTTCTTCTTACTGAATCATAACAAAACCAGTTTCCTACTTGGTCAGCAGACTTTATAAATAACATTCTGGGTTTGAACCCTGTGTAGATAAATGTGCCATCATCATTATTATTTCCTTCGTATGCTCCTACTTTGCAATAACCTTCTATATTAGTAAAATTATACATAATATAATTTCTACCACTTGTATTACTATATCCACTTTCAGCATTAAAATTCCAAATAGTACTATTAGGACCAATAAATCCACTATCTGCTTTTGCAGCAGTTGTATTTAAAAGTAAATAATCTAAACTTCCATCAATAATTTTTGTATATACAACCCAATCAACAGCAGC